AGCCACTTCACAGTGGAAATTTGGTACAAGCCAACTTGGACCAGTGCCAACGAAGGTGGTACAGTTATTGCTGAAAACGGTGATGGCATACCAAGTAATACTTGGCACTATTCTTTAATCGAACATGAAAGAGCACCGTTCGGCGGATTGGCTTATGACTATGCTGGTATATGGACTGGGTCACTAACTGCTGTTAATCCTTTTCTCACAGCAACTGGCTGGAGACAGATCACCTTAACTTATGATGGAACTAACGGCCGTTCTTACACTAATTATGGTGATACTAGTATTAGCCCAAGAACAGTTGCACTAACCAGATCGTTACCCTGGGATAACAGTGCAGGATATTATTTGATTATGGGTGCAGGTGATACTACCCAACAGTCTGGGTCGGGTGCAAACTATTTCAAAGGTGATATTGGTATTGTTCGTGCATATAACAGAGCATTGAGTGGCACTGAAATCAAATACAATTACGACAACACCAAGAGTCTTTACGGGTTATCCTAGTTTCGTGTATCCTAAGGTTATGTTAGGATCAGTATTCTCATTAACAAATTCAAATATTTTTTCTATGTGATCAATATCTTCTTTGCTACTAACACTGCATAGCTCATTTGCAAAGTGTAATTGTACATTGTTCTCAACTGCAAGATTCAGCAACTCATTTCTGCGTTGTTGATCATCCGGTAAGCAATAGATGCTACAACACACAATACCGTCAATGGTGTTTAAATTAATAAACTGCTCCAGGCCAGGTAACCAATCTAGATATTCATTTTCAAACTGATAATCGTTAATATTGATTTGATTTTTTGCACAATAATCATTTATAATTGCTCTTTGCATTGGCAGAGGAATAGGACTACTAAATTTACTGTTCCAACCTGCGTAGCTTATCCAAGACATATCTTCGGTGATGTTTATTTTTTTATCTCTTTCACCTGGAAAACGGAAGTAGCCACCCGGAGTTTTTCTGTGATAGTGACCATCTTTTACTAGTATTCTACCATCCATACTCCAGCGTGTTATATCTGTTTCATTGTTGAAATTGCCGTGTACGTGCATTTGCTGAAACAAATGCGCTTGTCCCGGCTGAAGTGTCACAGGGCGACTGCGGTCTGCACATTCTTGTTGAATTTTTTCAAAGTCCCATTCATGCTCGTAACACCTTTGCGTCAATCCTTTACTTGCTTGAAAATCGCTAATCCACATGCTGTTGGTATCATAGCACTCTGTAAACGGTGTCCAGATAGTTCTGAGGCCTAACCCATTGCCTACCCATATGCCCTGGTGGAATGCAAGCAGTCTGCCGACTTTTTCTTGATTAGGGATAACAATTCTAATTGTAAAGAATCGCTGTATCATCCACTCTTGATCAACTAACCCAGGAACATAATCTCCAAAGTATGAATCTACTCTGTCTTGGAATTCCACTCGATCACAAGCACTTTGGCAATGCCTGCCTAATTCAGAAATTTGCGCAGGTGTAAGTATTTCGTGTACAGTTTCTAATTTTTCTATTTGTGGAAATTTTTCTTTTGCGACGTTTAACCAAAATTCTGGCCAATTGTGCTTGCTTAAATCGTAGTTGAGAGTTTGATTATCCCAGCGTGGATCGAGTGCGTTTGGATTCATATATTGTGTCCGTGTTTGTTTAGTACATATATTTATAATGCACTAAATAGAAATATGTTAACAAAACGGATAACTTTTGACGAGATTGAACAAGCATGGAAACAACATCTTTGGCAGGATAGAACAACGCCAATAGAAACACACAGTGTTATGACATGGCCCTTTGAAGGTAGCCCTCCGGAATATGATATGAGTATTTTTGAGTATACTCCTACCTTTTGGGGTACATACATAGACAACGTTCTTGTGGGTGTTAACAGCGGTCATCAAACCAGTAAAAATCACTATAGAAGCAGAGGGTTATGGGTACATCCAGAATATAGATTAAAAGGTGTATCGCAAACCTTACTTAATATGACTTGTTTGGAAGGAACGTTTAGGGGGTGTAATCTAGTATGGACGATGCCAAGAGAAACCGCATTGCCAGCCTATACTAAATTTGGCTTTAAAACAATTGGCGGTTTCTTTGGCACTGATACTTCAGAATCGAATATATATGCTTTTAAGCGTATTGCTTAGTTTTGCGCAACAGTTTTGAGATAGTTCATCATACTGTATGCATCTGAAACTTCAAACGGATCAACTGGGCAGTCGTCCATCATGCCAGGCTCAATGAACATAGCTTCAATAGTTCCGTTATTAACTACAGCACTGTATCTCCAACTACGCATACCGAACCCTAGGTTATCCTTTTTAACAAGCATGCCTAGCTTTCTAGTAAAGTCTCCTGAACCATCTGGTATAGGTTTAACATTTTGTACTTCTAAATGATCAAACCATGCATTCATTGTGAAGCTATCGTTTACGCTTAAACAGTAAACTTCGTTGACACCATATGACAAAATCTCATCATAGTTTGCATCATATCCAGGTAAATGTGTGCTACTGCATGTGGGTGTAAATGCGCCCGGTAGTGCAATTAGCACTACTCTTTGACCTGCAAAGATATCACTACTAGTAACATCTTTCCATTCAAACCCTGGACTCTCGTCTGTTTGAACTCTGGTCTTAAATGTAACTTCTGGTACTTTTAAATCAAATGACATTGTGTTTTCCTCTGTGTGTGTCTGGTTTATTTATATAGGGTTATAATATACCCATGTAATACTTGGCTGCATCTGAAATTTTTTCAGGATTCCATGGCGGGTCAAATGTTAAGTTTATACTGACAACACCCACATTTTCAACTTTTTTACAGTAATAGTCTACCATGTCTAATATTTCTTCGCCAAATGGGCAGTTTGGAGCAGTTAATGTCATTAGCAAATCAACGTCTCCGAATTTATCTACTTCTAATTTGTATATCAACCCGAGATCCACAATGTTGATTCCAATTTCAGGATCAACAACTTTTTCAAGGTTCTCCATGATTTTATCATTTATTTCAGTCTGTTTATTGCTTTGCATAATTCATCTACAAGTTTTTTACAATCATCTTCTGTGTTATACACACCCCAACTAATACGCATCACACCATTATTACTAATTTTTTGTACTAAAGGATGAGCACACAGTTTACCAGTTCTCACAGCAACATTTTTTGTACCTAAAATACTGCCTACATCGCCAGGATGCAATCCATCAAATGTTATTGATAAAATATTTTTAATTATTGTATGATCCTCTACAAAGTCAAGTTGATTACCAGGAATACTAATTCCTGAAATTGTGTGTAAACCGGCTTGTAATAACCATTTGTAAACTTTATCTATTTTATTACCGATAGTGTTATATCCTGTATAGTTTATCCATTCTGCAGCTACGCCCATACCTATCATGCCTGCTATGTTAGGTGTTCCTGCTTCGTGCTTCATTGGGCCTGTATAAAATTCTATGTTACCGTGTAAATTATAACTGTGAACTGTGCCGCCTCCATATGTCAGAGGGCGCAAATCATCAAAGCCAGCCCTACTGTATAATACACCGATTCCTGTAGGTCCGTACATTTTATGACCACTGAATACAGCAAAGTCTATGTTAGTATTTTCCACATCGAACCTGTGAGTACCAATAGTTTGACAAGCGTCAATACAAACTACCAACCCGCAACCTTTTGCTACTCCTGCAAGTAATCTCCATTGTGTAGAAAACCCAGTAACGTTACTAGTGGAAACAATACTTAACAGAGAATTAGGATATTTTTGAAACAGTTTACTGGCGTGATCAATGTCTATTTCGCCTTTAAAATCTACAGGCAGAACCTGTAATCTACCGTTGTCTATGGTCCTTCCTTGTATTAACCATGGCAGTATGTTTGCTGTGTGTTCTGCATCGCTTATAAACACTGTTTCAACATCTTTGAACCACTCAGCAACCATGTTTAATCCAGCAGTAGCACCGTTTGTAAAACATATATTATCGGATTTAGTGTTTATTAAATCAGCAATTTGTTCTCTAGCTGTGTCAACTTTATCGCTCACACTACGACTTATTTCGTAATCTCCTCTGTGTATATTGCACCTTTCGTTTTCGTAATAATTGTTCATTGCAGACAATACACTTTGATGTGTTTGAGTGCTGGCAGCGTTATCAAAATATGCCAGTTCGGGATTGTTTCTCAGCGTAGGGAATTCTTCTTTGAGCACTATATTTCTCCTAAAAACGCACTAATAATTAGTTCTTTTGCATCGTCGGGAGATATGCCGCGACTGTTCAGCAAGTACATGGCATCTGCATCTACGGTGCTCACAGTACATCCATGACTGCATTTTATTTCTTTGGTTGCAATGTCTAGCCTGGGTTGTGTTATAACTTTTGCGTGTTTTGTTAGTTGTAAATTTTTATTAACCAAATCAGAGTCAACATGTTGCGCTTGCTTGTCAACTTTAATATTTCCTATAAAATTAAAGCAACCGTGATCGTTGACAACTGATCTAGCATTCACTCTACTAAAACTGTCTGATCCTTTATGATGTATGTTTATAATTACATCTTCGCTGTTGTGCTCATCGACATAATTTTTGCATTCTATGTCGGTGTATGTTTGTTGCATGCATTCAACATGGAAATCTTGATGGCAGTATTTGCTGGAAGCATACGATTTATTTGTGTCAATTTCAACGTGGCTCATAGGATGCTGAATAACTTCACTGCTTATAAATTGATGCGATTGTGTGTGTGAATCTCCTTTCACAATACGGGTAACAAACAGCTTTGCGCCTTCTCTCACAATGTACACATTTTTATAAAACTTTAACGATGCGTCTGCTTGAAATACTTCTGTTATTTCTATATCAGAGTATGGAGCAATGTCTATGAAGTTTGTAATACTTTCAAAGTTGCTGGGATCATCGTTCGTTTTGTTAGATACATAAAATATATCGTGATGCTGCTTGGTGTCAGACCTCAAAGAAATACCAGTTATGCCAGTACTGGTAGCCATGGCCCAATCGCTTATTTTATCTTTTGTTTTAAAAAAGTTCTCGTACATTTTTGTACGCTTGTTATTTGTGTTAAATGTTTTGATATTTTGATCGCCCCATAGTCTGCCGTCTCTGTTTACAACTGCACCTTCAGATACAATTATTGCAGGGGTATACATAGTATCTAACTTAGTAGGACGAGGCCAGGGTTTTGACCAATCAAACGCTTTAACTAGGTTGAAATTTTCTAGTCGTTTTAACTGCGATGTGTTGTACAGTGGGTTGTTAAATATTTCAGTGTTGATATTGTGATCAAGCGAACTGGTAAAATATTTAAAGTATTTTGGTAAATTTTTAAATGAAATGTCTATTTCATTGTGTTTGGTATTGTTTAAAACCATTTGCACATATATCCTTAACAACTGACGTATCTGTAAACTGTGTTGCAGTGTTGTTTGCAACAACCGATACAGTAGTTGGTTGTAAACTTGTTAGTAATTTTTCATAATGACTGATTACTATCAAACACTTGTTATTGTTTTTTGTAAAATCTTTTAATGTTTTTATTAGTAAGTTAATAGAATCTATGTCTAATCCGCTGTCCGGTTCGTCTAGTATTGCAACTGATGGATCAAACATCAACATCTGTATAAGTTCGTTTTTCTTTTTCTCTCCGCCTGATGCATGAACGTTTAAATCTAACTTGTCCCATCCGTGTGACAAGTTAAAGTCTTTTGCAAGACCTCGAAATGCGTTCAAACTAGTTGCAATGCTTTTAGTAGAGTCTGCCCTCGGTCCTATCATATTTTTAATTAATTGAAAGTTACTCAGTCCTTGTATAGGTGTAGGATTTTGAAAACTAAGAAAAATACCTTCCTGTGCTCTAATATGTGTTGGCTCATCTGTGATATCTCTGTTATTGTGTAACACTGTGCCCGCTGTGTCGTATAGTGGATTACCCATAATTGCATGTGCAAGTGTGCTTTTACCTGCTCCGTTAGGGCCCATAATAAAATGTACACCTGTGCCAAACTCTAAATTCACATTATCGAGTATTTTTGTTTGTTCTCTGCTTATAGAAATATTTTCTAATTTTAACATTATCCTACTGCTCCTTCCAGTGTTACACTTAGCAATTTGTTAGCTTCTGCAGCAAACTCCAGCGGTAACTTTTGAAATACATCTTTGCAAAATCCTGTGACTATGCAACTTACTGCATCTTCCTCGCTAAGTCCTTTACATTGCAAATAGTACAATGCTTCTTCGCTTAATTTGCCGGTAGTGGCTTCGTGTTCTACAATACTGGAGTCGTTTAGTTGTTTTACTGTGGGCAATGTAATTGCAACACTATCGTCAAGCATCAAACTGTCGCACTGCGTATAGTTTCTACTGTTCTCTGCATTTTTACTAATTTGTACGAGACCTCTGTATGTATTACTGCTAGATCCACTGCTGATTCCTTTGCTGATAATGGTACTTTTTGTATTCTTACCGCTGTGTATCATTTTGGTTCCAGTATCAGCTTGTTGCTTATTTTTAGTTACAGCAACACTATAAAACTCGCCAACACTGCCATCGCCTCTAAGTAAACAAGAGGGGTACTTCCAAGTAACAGCAGACCCTGTTTCAACTTGAGTCCAAGTAATTTTTGAATTGTCACCTCTACAATCTCCTCTTTTAGTAACAAAGTTTAGTACGCCGCCGACTCCATTCTCATCACCTGGATACCAGTTTTGTACTGTGCTATATTTTATTTCTGCACCTTCTAGTGCTATGAGTTCCACAACTGCTGCATGTAATGTGTTCTCGCTATATGCAGGAGCAGTGCAACCTTCTAAATAACTTACATAACTTTCATCATCACAAATAATCAATGTACGTTCAAACTGTCCTGTGTTGCGAGCATTTATACGGAAGTATGTGTTTAGTTCTAGAGGACAGCGCACACCTTTAGGAATATAGCAAAATGTACCGTCTGAAAACACTGCGCTGTTTAATGTAGCAAAATAGTTATCTTTATAAGATACTACACTTCCCAAATATTGTTTAACCAGCTCTGGATGATTTTGTACTGCTTCACTTATACTGCAAAATATAATGCCGTGTTTTTTCAATTCATCTTGGAATGTTGTTGCTATACTTACACTATCAAATACTGCATCAACTGCAACAGTGGGAATAACATTATTATCTTTTTCTAACCCTAACAGTGCATCTCGCTCGTGCAGCGGCACACCTAATTTATCAAATGTGTCTAGTATTTCTTGAGGTATATCTTCTTTTTTTCTAAACTTTGGTGCAGAATAATACTTTAATTTTTGATAATCTATTTTGTTATATGTAACATTTGCCCAAGTAGGTTCGGTAAGTTTTTGCAAATGATTATATGCATCAACTCTAAAGTTTGTCAACCAGTTAGGTTCGTTTTTTATTTGACTGATCTTTCGAACAATATCAATTGATAAACCTGTTTCAAAGTCTTCGTTGTCAATGTCTGTTATGAACCCCTCTGGGTATTCATAATTTTGTGTTTGCATATTAAGTAGGTTCTACTATAATTTTTAAGGGATGTCCGTTGTGTCTTGCAATTATTGTTGATTCTTGTTGTTTTTGTTCTGCAATTTCTTGACCATATACACCTGCAATGCCTTTGCCTTTTTCGTGTATGTTGAGTGTAATTTCTTTAGACTCGTTTATGTTTTTATTAAAAACTTCTACCAGTAATTGAATTACAAATTCCATGGGCGTAAAGTCGTCATTGAGTAATACAACTTTAAATCTTTCTGGAAATTTAATATCTGTTCTTGTTCTGGTGCTTGTGTTTGTCTGTTGGTTAGCCATATCATTTACCTAGTGTTGCGGGGTTTCCCCCGCAACATGTGATTATTTAAGAAGTAATTGCAATAAGTTTAGGTTTGGCAGCTTCCGGAATATTCCTCCACAGCCTAACACGCAAAATACCATTTCGCAAACTTGCGCTTTTAACTTCTACATATTCTGCTAGTTTAAATGTTCTGGTAAAACTACGTTCTGCTATACCTTTGTGTAGGTATTCAACTTCTTCTTCGTCGGTAGCATCAGTATCATTTAAACAGCCGCTTTTACCTGTAATTTTTAATGACCCGTTTTCAACAACAAGTTCAATGTCCTTTTCGGTAAAGCCAGCAAGTGCTAACACAATTTCATAATCAACTTCTTCTGTGTCCGTTTTTGTGATTTTATTAATATTAAAGGGCGGATACCCTGATGCTGATGCATTTGTAAATGCTGGGTCAGTTAAAAAATCATCTGCCAGCCTATCGAAACCAACACTCATTTTGTAAAGTGGATTAAGTAATTCAGATGTGATGCGATATTGCTTAGTTGTCATGGTTATCTCCTATTATTAAGCAAGATTTATGTAACACTTGTTGAACCCATTTGGCGAACAACAATAGTTCGTTACAAATATATTTATACAATTTTTTATTGTATTTTTATATTATACGGCAAAAATACAGATTGTCAAGTGGTAAAAACATAAACACCTTCAAACTTTTCCACGCCGTCTTGTTTACCATTACCAACGCCGGGCCGGGTATTCAACATCATTTTAATGGTATCAGTGTGTTTAAATCCTAACTTTTCTGCTGTTTCAATCCAGCGGTCAACCACTTTAAATTCTTCTTTAGGAGTTTTATAATCAGCGATGTTGGTGGCAAATATTCCGTCTGCATTAAGACCTTTTTTGATGTTGCGCATGGTTGGTACAACATATCCTTCAAACCAATTGTCCAAACTGTCATACCGATTCATACACTGTGTTGCTTCGTCTGAATACTTTTCTAAGTTAAAGTACGGTGGGCTACTAAACGCACAATCTATATTTTCGGGCTCAAACTCTTCACTTACGCTACAGTGTATTTCACCTTTGCGTCCGCCTGATTCAGCAATAAGCTCGTTAAGCAATTTTAAGTTTTCAACAGTTTCAGTATTAGGGTCAACACCAACATATTCTAAATGTAAGTTACTAGCAGTGGTTCCTAACAGTCTGCCACCATACCCACAACTGTAATCATACATTCTACCCCACAACACAGGACAGCAATACTCTGCAATAGCACGAGCATTTTGTGCTTTGAAGTTTTGTATGTTCTCGCCGGTTACTAGTTCTAACGCACGGCGTAATGCTGTAGGGTATACTAAACTGTTACCTTCTCTAAACTCAAAACAAATACGAATAGCACGTTTAAGTTTGTTGTCATCTAAGAACCTATCACGCAAACTGTTAGAGCCTCTGCCTTTGGGCTCTGCTGTCATCATGTTAGGGAAAAGAAAACGGTTGATAGTTTGGCCTCGGTTATTACCTAATCCTATTACACTATTTGATACGTTGTTATAATTGCTGTCTCTAAAGGATTTGATTGCTTGTACTACACCTGTTTCAGTGTAATACACTATAGGTACTAGATTGATACTGCGATATAATTCGAATACACGTTCTATTGTGCCTGCTGGGTCGCTATCGTATACTTCTTTGGTAAACTTATCGAACTCAGGATACAGAGGCTCGTACCCAGTAAATTCGTCACCGTGTATATGTTCCTGTTGTATACCCCAGGTGCCATAAATTTTACTCAGCATCTTTATCGGCTTTGCGTTTTACAGCACTCTCATCCATTGCAGTAGCTGCATCATCTACTGCCGAAGGTAAATCCTTTTTACCAAAGATTCTATCCCAATTATCTGCATATGCTTTTTGACTTGAGCTTTTTCTTGTTAAACTGCCTTTGCCGCCATGCCATGCACCTGAATTAGTATCGTTGTTATTACTCATATATTTCTTCTATATTAATAAAATGTTTTTTGCTAGTCTTTAAAAAATACATTGTCAAAATTTAATGTATGCTGATTGCTTATGGTTAAGTTTTACTCCGTCATAAACACAAGTCAGTGTTTTAAAAGGAAGTACTTCGTGTAACGCTTCTCCAACGCCATGTTCTAGCTGATTAATTTTGCCCAAAAACCATACGTCATCTATTATCATTACTCCTGGCTTGTTAAGACGTATTTCTGCATTTAATAAATCGCGTACAACTTGATCCTTTAAGTGCCCACCGTCAATATAGATAAAGTCATATGTCCTTTCACACTCATCAAAAAAATCATCAGACGACATTTTATAATATTCAATTTTAACACTGTTTTTACTTTGTGCTATGTTTTCTATAAACTGTTGATGACGTGCTTCGTTTAGCAGTTTAGTTGCGTGATCATCTTCATCCTGTGTATACGGATCAACACAGTGTAATAGAGCGTTCTCATGATCCATCATATTATCAGAAAACCAGCAACTTGACCTCCCTTCGTACGTGCCTATTTCTAAAATAGCAATATCGGGTTTTCCAATCAATTTAAAGCATCTTTTCCATAAAGGCACTGCTCTAGTTGTCCAGTCAACAGTAAAAGAATATGACATCTACTACCCTCCATGCTAGAAATGTCATTTGTTATCTTCGCCCGTCTCTAATTCAACGTCAATGCCTGTTGCACAGTAAGGACAAAATATAGGATCATCGGGGTATTTTTTAGAATTCCATGACACTGTGTACTCCACTTCACAATGTTCGCAATAGTGTTCTGCTGTGGTTTTATTTGACATACTTTTTCTCCAATATCACAAAATGATATTACTGTTTTTTAATTTTAAAATTTCTTCGTATAAATGAGGAATATAATTGCTTAACGAGCGATTCCTGAATTTGTCTGACTCTTCGACTAATTTTACTAGTTTTTTTACAAGCCGGGCTTCGGGTTTATTATGTTTTTCTAAAAGCCACGCCTTGACTTCCTTGGCCCTCGAAATGGTATTTTCTCTTTGCAGTGTAGATAATTTGTTGTCAATATTTTCAATGCACTTCTGTTTGTATTCTTCTGAAAGCATTTCTATTGCAGTATAGTCCGGATTAGTCACTCTATTTAAATGTAGATGGTTATGGGTGTACTGATCCCAAAACACCATAAGATCGATTACATCATGGGCATTAAATACACTTATCGTAGTGCTACATGAAAACGAATATCTATCGGGCTGTTCCATTGATAGATTTTTTATGCGTTCTAGATTCTTAGTTGTTTTAGTCCATTTAAATGGATATCTAATATACTCATTAACAGACTGGAAACCGTCTATCGAGACTGTAAGAGAAATACTTTTGAAATGTTCCCAAAGTTTAATGTACTCATCTGTTATGTTTGACAAGTTAGTTACCATTTGTAATTGTATATTTGGGGCTCTGCCAGATTCGACTAATTTTGTTATAAATTTACGATGTTGATCTGATACAGTAGGCTCTCCTCCGTATATATTGATAAACTTTAAATTAATACACTGGTTTACAATTTCTGTAATTGTTGCATTGTCTAAGATTAGATTCGTTCCATCACTTTCTGGCTCACCCCAAATTGCAATTTCTTCATCTCGCCATAAACTGCTTGCAGATGATCCGCATGTCATGCATTTACTGTTACACACATTGTCAAATCCAATTTCTATATGAGAAACGTTTTCGGGCTGTATGTATTCGTTTTGGGTATTTAAATATGGGGGGATATCTCCGTTGTGCATCATCCTAAGATTAGTGTGCTCACCATTCCATCCCCGTCGCATGGAAAGGAATCCTTTTTCCTCTGCAACTTTGCAATGTGAGCATGGAAGCGGCCATTCATTTTGTGTTAATTTTCTTCTTATATCTACTAATTGTTCATTGTTAATAGCATCAACTAACGATATTTTGCTTGGCCTATCTGCGTGTTCCCAAAAGTTTGTGTCTATTCCGCAACACGGCATACAATCTGATTTGTTAGCGTTGATATTGAATCCATTGTATGCTAGGTAGCAGTAATTGGAATCTTTAAATTCGTCTTCTATAGATAGATCTTCTGAGTTATCCACGTCTCATCCTCGAAATGTCTCTGGCCTGCTCATCATCGATGATTGGCACGGCATTAGACTTGTGCATTGTTGCAATACCCTTAACCAGTGTACCTGTATACTCTTTGCGTTCGGGCTTCTCACAGACTATAGCTGTATTAGAAGTAACACTAGGGTATTTTTTTGTTTCCTGCGCTCGCATTTGTGCATATGATCGTGCTGGCTTGTACACTTCAAATTTTCTCTGTGGTTTAGGCACAATGCCATGGCGCATGTCAATATACTCATCTAAACTGAGTCTGGACTCGTGTTGCTGTTTACGCTTTTTATTTTCTACCAATAATTCAGCAGCCCACTTTTCCATGTTGCTTTTAGTGTACTTAATTTTGGGCTTACGAGTGCTAAGAGAGCTATATCCTTTTGCAAGATGCATAGTCATACACAGTCACCTATCTGTTAATAGATATTTATTATAACAAATTTTAGAAATTAGTCAAGTGTAAAAATGTCAATAAAATCAACAACTTACAAAATCACGCAACATTTTTCGTATTTCTATTGCGTGTTGTTCTTCCATGCCAATTTGACCCCTAGCATATTCTTCTAACATCACACTGCAATCAGCTACTTCGTTTAACAATTTCTTGTATAACGAAATAGCATGCTCTTCGTGTTTTAAACTTTCTTGCAATATTTGTTTTATGGAATGATCGTGGCTTTCTTCTATGGTAGCTATTTTTTGACTTGGGTGTCCGTTAAAACCTGTGATTAACTCGCCTGCTTGCAGAGCATGTGCTAAACTTTCGTTTGCTTGTTCTTGTAAAAATTGCACAATAGGCAAACGGTAAGGGCCAGATACCATCAGCGAACTGTGGGCGTATCTTACAACGCCTGCCATTTCGTATTCTACAATTTGGTTAAGTATATCGTTGACTGCTGGGATATTAAGTTCATCCATTTTATTTTTCCTTTAGTATTTTTTGTTGTATATGATCAGCAAGTAAACTTGCAATCAGCATGTGCCCTTTTGTACTTAAATGTGCAGAGTCCCATCCTTCGCTTTGATGCTGATCTCCTAAATCAGTGTCTTGCCCTTTCCCCCGTTTTACTATCCCTATTTCACTGAAGATATTATCTAAACAATCTGCAGGAAAATATTTTTGATGTGCTTCTTTTTTATAAAATTGTTCTAGTGTTAACCGGCAAACAAACGGGACATATATTACATTGTGCTTTTCGCATAGAGCTTGTATCATGTGTATCGATGTAATAAATTTATGATTGTTAAGATTGTCGTCGATACATCCATAGTCTTCGTATGCTCTGTGCAGTTTATCGTTTCCATTTACTTCCTGCCATTGCCAACTATGTACTTTGAAATCTGAACTGTAGGCTTCTCCCCATGGAGTATTGTGAACTTCTACTTGTCCTGGCAGTGTAGAGTCCCACTCAAAATCTCGTTCTGGGTGCAATGTATTTTGTTCTGTTAGTGGATAACTGCCTAGCATATTGCGAGCTGTGTCTGTGTATTGTTGAATAACAATATCGCCTGCTGTTAAATTACCTGAAACAATATTACTAGCAATCTTGTAAAATGCTCGGTTGTTGCCTGAGCAACCTCTTGCAAGATGCAGATATTGATATCCAAGCATTTCTGCTAGATAGTCGCCGTATGATTTAGGTACTCGCGTTCTGTCTGAATAACTACAGCCTGCAACAGCAATAGTGGTCATCAATCTTCTCCGTACATCTCTAGGCGTTCAATATCTTCTTCGTTAGTTTCATCACCGTATTGTATTTCAATGATATGACAAGGTTTGCTGGTAGTGTTGTATGCTTGGTGCCATTGTCCTGCTTTAACAGTAAAAATTTGATCACAATCAAGTTCAACTATGGAGTACTGATCGGGCTGGTTGGTGTACTGCCCGAACTTAATCGAGCAGGACCCTTTACTTACAAACCAAATTTCATCACGCTTGAAGTGACGTTGGTAACTAATACCTTTGCCCGGCTCAATAATAAGTTCCTTGACCTTTACTACATCGTCTTGGAACAAATTACTGAACTCTCCCCATACACGTTTTTCATTTGGGTACTGCCATTGCTTGAGGATCCAACTAGAACTATTCTTTTTGTTTTCGCCTCCTACCCCAAACATAAATTCTATGTTGGGGTCGTCTACATCCATTTCGGGAATATTATCTTTTGTTCTGTCACCTCCGTTGCAAAAGATAATTTTATTAGTTGCGCTTGGAAAGCGTTTCCTAATTTGGATGATAGCATCTTTAGATGAGTTATCTGAGTCATTGAATTTGATAACTTCAGTAACACAATTCATTTCTTGTAATACTGCTTTGCGTTCTTCAAAAGGCATGAATGACGCACCTTTCTTACGGGCAAGCCATTCGTCTGAATTAAGTCCTACAACAAGTATTGTACCATGTTTAGCGGCTGATTTAAGATATGCTATGTGCCCAGAGTGAAGCGGGTCAAATCCGCCGGTAACTATAGAAATGTTCACAGTTAACCTTTCTTACGGTTTTTAATTTTTTCAATTAATGTAACATGTTTTCTACGTTTACGTTTAGATTTTAACCAACTGGAATCTGCTTGCAAACTATCCACCCAGTTGCCTTGATTACGACTAGTATCTACTTTTCTGCGCCAACGACTTTTCGCAACATCTCTTGCACGTTTGCGTTTAACACTAGGTTTTTCATAATATTCGTGTTTGGCTAGATCTTTCTGTCTATTATCGTTCTCTAGCACTTTTTTAAGTTTTTTTAGTGCTTGATTGACGTCATCGTTCCATACTTCTATTTTGGTACCCGACAATCTATTATCTGTGTGGTCTTTATAGCTGTTTTTATAATGTTTCTTTGGATCGTTATAATTATTTTTTACTTTGTTATTCCAATTCGATGTTTTCATTTATACCTCTAAAAAATGTGTAGTCTGTTAGTGTTTCTCGTCTTTCGTCATCGTAAACGAGAATAGGTTTTATAGAGCTACTAGGATAATTATCAAACACTATCTTAGTTACTCCTTTTTCCTGGAGATCCGGCGCATTATACATTATATAGAACAGAGAGTTCTCAACAATATTTTTCAAGCCGCGGGCACCAATTTCAAGTGACACAGCCTTACTTGCGACTTGTGATACGTATTCTTCGCCAAACTCTATTTCGATGCTGTTGTACTCTAATAATTCTTGCATTTGCTCTAGCACGTTGTTTTTTACGCTGGTTAATACATATTTCATCTGTTCGGTGGAAAGTTTATTTAGGTTGCTTATTATTGGGATCCTGCCTACTAATTCAGGTATCAATCCATATTTTACAAGATCTTCTGACTCTAATTTGTTTAGCAAATCTTCTCTGTCTACTTTAGTAATAACAGTACTATTGAATCCTATACTAGAATTTTTTAACACACGCTTACTTATAACATCTTCTATCCCCACAAATGCTCCGCCTAATACAAATAGCACATTAGTTGTATCAAAATCAACGTATTCGTCGTTGAATTTTTTACCCGATGATATTTTTACTTTTGTTACTGTTCCTTCTATTAATCTTAGTAGTGCTTGTTGCACACCTTCGCCGCTTACATCTCTTGTGGTAGTTGAGCTCTCACTTTTTCTACTTTTTTTATCAATTTCGTCTATGTACACTATGCCTTTTTGTGCTAGATCAACATCATAATCTGCTATACTTAATAGTCTTTCGAGTACAGATTCAACATCATCGCCCACGTATCCTGCTTCTGTTAGTGTAGTAGCGTCTGCTACAGCAAATGGTACATTTAATTTTTTGGCAAGTGTTTTAGCAAATAATGTTTTGCCTGACCCTGTAGGTCCAACTATTACTATATTACTTTTTTCTATAGTGACCGCTTTATTTTTGCTGTTTATTCTTTTATAGTGATTATAGGCGCAGGTACTAAGTATTTGTTTTGTTTCTTGTTGGCCTATGATGTATTCATCTAAAAAACTATGAATTTCTTTTGGACTAGGGAGTACGCTGTTTCCTTCCTCTAGTATGTTTTCGTTTACTTCTGCTTCTAGTATTTCATAACTGATTGTTATACATTCGTTGCAAATATATACACCAGGACCTGCTATTAGTTTTTCAACATTGTCTCTGCTTTTGCCACAAAAACTACAATTAAGAGATTGTTCTGTTGTCATTTTTTACCTATATACCTTTTAGTTGTGTCTGTAGTTATGCTGTCTTTAGGTAACGGTACTGCCCAAAAACCCATCCTTTTTTTAACTTCGTCTTCAGAAAATTTTTCTAACGCTTTTTCTATTTCTTCTACTGACAAGTCTTCTTTATTAAATTCACTGTTTACTAACAGTTTAGCAACAGAGTTAAAATTATTAGTATTACTATTACTTACCTGTTTCTCTACTTCTACTTCTACTATTTTTTCTACAGTTTGAGGTTTGCTATTCAACTGATTTTGTAATTCTAAAATTGTTTTTTTAAGTTGCGCATTGTCCTCTAACAACAGATATGCGGCTTGCAATTTTTTAAGTGCAAGGAGATACTTTGCATTTAACTTATTAAATGCTTGCTGTATTTCATCACGATTCATTCGCTTGTCTGTTTAGTACAGTTTGTTCCAGCTGTGCAATAGCTGCTGGTGTAGACAGATCTAATTGTATATCTTCCCCTGCTTGCACTGCTTGTTCTAATTCTGCAATTCTTTGATCTTTGACATCCATTTTATCAATAGCATCTGATAGTAACGACAATGTGTTACCGTATTTAGACCAAAGTTCATCAAGTGCTTTTTGGATTTCTTCTTTACTTGCCATTTAATTTCTCCTGCAGACGTTTTTCTAATTCTGCTATTGCTGGCGGAACACTAAAAGAAAAGTCTTCTTTCTTTTCCACTTCAACTATTTTTTCTTTTTCTACTACAACTTCTTTAGGTTTTTTTGCTAGTTCTTTTTGCAGTTTTTTTAGTTCTGCTTCTAGTCTTTTTTTTTCAGCAGTGTCTACACCATTAGATCTATCTTTCTTGGAACGCTTTTTACTAGTTGTCCCTTGTTGTTGTAAAAGTGATCTATCTCTAGCATTTGGTTGTTCCTCAGTTTCCGTTGCGTTGTTTTCTGTGTCAACTGTTGTTCCTTCGACTCCTTCATATTCTCCTGAGTCTGATTGGTTGTTTGTTTTGTGTGTATCGGTAGCGGATACTCCATCCGGGTTTGTATTGTTGACATCGTTTTTACCTTCCTCATCATCGGGTCCTGCTTTTTCTAAATTTATACCGTATCTTAACAGTGTTTGGTTAGCAGCTATAACAAGCATAACAGCTAATGGGTCAAACACAAATACTAACATTAAAATAAACAGTGTAACTGCTTTGTCTAAATAGTCTGTGCTATCGGCACCGTATATAAGTTGGGCCACATATTTAATAGGTCCAACTTCAGTTTCTAAACTTCTCACTGCACTTTGTGCTTCAAACAGTTGATCTCTTAAATTACTTATCTGATCATAATAACCATCGATCTCTGTTTGTAGCAATCTTACTCGTTCTTCTCTTTCTTCTACGTTATCGTTAGATTGATTACGTAGATTGTTAATTTCTCTGTTAGCATCCTGCACAGTTTGCTCTGCTTGACTGCGATAGCGGTCAATGTTTGCTTGTTGTGCAGAAATATTGTTGTTTGCTTGAGTTCTTAATCTTTCTTTATTATCAGCGGCATCCTGTTGAAACTGTCTTTGCTCATTAGCAATCTGCTCACGCTCCGCACGTTGTTGTTCACGCACTTCGTTACCACGAGCAACATTATCAACCGTTTCTGTTTCAGCAGCTCTAAACACACCACCTGCTCTAGTCTCTGTTGTAGTAGTACCTTGGGTTGTATAACTTTCAACAATATCATCCAGTGCAGCAAGTCTCTCGTTGCCTATTAATAAATTACGTTCCAACTGAGCATCTATAGCTGCTAACTCTTGTGTTAACTGCTGACGTATATTATTAATCTGTTCTTGTGCGTAATCGATATCGCCTTGTACACGATCGTATGCACTATCTCTGATAGTTTCTTGCTGACGAATACTTTCACTAACATCACTACTATCGCCGGATCGTAATTGTGCTATTCTATCTTCAGCAATTTCGATATTGTTTTCTTGTCTTTCGATCAGTCCTGATACACGCTCAACTTGCGCAAGAGCATCACCGCTTACAGCACTTTGATCTAAATGTGCCTTACTCAGATAACCAAAAATGCCCATGCTAGTAATAAGCATGAGTACACCTACAGCAACACACAAATATGATTTGAGAATAATACTAGTGTCATTCCAATAGCGATACAGCCAACTGGCTGTAAGCAGTTTGCCTACTTCTAATGACCCAGCCATAATAGCAATAGGTGTGGCACTAGCACTAAAGATTGCTATTAATCCTGCAATGCTAAACCATGCTGCTACCCCTGCAATCGTAAGGGCTGTTAATAAAGTTAGTATTCCGAAAAACATGCTTGTATTTATCGTAATTTTTGCTGTTCTTTAAATAATTTTGTCATTAAAACTATATATAAATACTAACATGCCCAATATTGTTATTGAAAAATTACGTCCAAATTGGACTCTTTTTAAACCAGCATCACAGTTTCATATAGACAATGTTTATCTAGTTGATATAGCAACGGCTCCATCTAAATGGCATGATACTATAACCTCTGCCAGAGAAGATATACATAAAAACTGGCCTATCAATTTATTTGAAAAACATCCGCATCAAACTGTGCATATTGGTAAAGTGTTTGGTCATCTTGGAGTGGCTGTGCAAAATATATCAACTGCAAAAGACACAATAAAAGCACAATATGGACAAGATTGTGTGATTATTTTTGAACTAGACGAAGTCTCTGTGTACAGAGCTTGCTGTAATGATCCGCTATTGCTGAATGAAATTTTTGAGCACAATAACATAATGATCACTGATTTAATGGAACCAAGTGTTGGCAGAATAAACACACTTAAATTAATGGCAGATATGCAAAAAATCAAGCCTACGCCACAACTGCCGTTTGGCTGGATAAATTGGATAGATCTTTTTGATAAATTTGAGATCAGTCCTAAATGCATCTTTGCTAACACCATAAACAGCTCAGAGATTAAGCCAGAAGCACAGGAATTTAGTAGGTACAATATTCATGTATTGCCTACTATACCAAGTTTTTGGTATTTTACACTAGCATGGCGCAACAACACAAAATTATTTACAGATTCAGTATTTAAACAAAATATTCTAGATAATATTTCACAGTCGTACTCTGCATTCGATGAGAAAAAAATATATGTGTTGCCAGCTAACAAAATTAAACCTGAACGGTTAAAATTTTTTGCAAAGTTGGACCAGCATGATTTGCTAGACTATGGAGATTGGAGTTTACTTTTTAAAGATGTTGATTTAAAATCAAAAAGATTTTTTCATTGTAAAGAAGAACTTCTATTATTAGAAAAATACAAAGATCAACTCGGAAAAACTATCGAATCAAAAACCGCAGATAACATTGATCATGAAATTGTTATACACGCTTCACATGCAACTGGTGTTGGTGATGTTTATAGTCCTTTTGCTATAAAGTTTAATTGGATAAATGATTACAAGCATTACATTGTGTTGGAAACTAATGTTTACGAAAACAACTATCAGCTGATATCAGAAAAAACATACAAAGGGTTTGGTGCAGGACTTAATATGGCATTTGTGTCGTGCGTTAATACCTGTAAAGAAATAAACAACTTAGGTTTCAAAACACCGTTTGCAGATATGTTAAACTATGACCACATAGTAGATACAAACGATAGACTTGACAAACTTGTGCGTCAGTTCAAAACACACATGCACGATGATGTTTCAGCTTATGCTACAGTTGCATGTGAAAACTTAGAACACTTTTCTAACACCAGCGAACTAATGAAAAGATTTTACAAACCTTTTGAAAGCATACTAAAGAAAAACCCTCAGCTCGTCAACTAAGGGTTTCCTCGTTCTAATCTTGTAATATATCTCTCATGTTGTGCTGTGATTGCTCGTCAGCAGGCACACAGCAACGCCTTGTTATCCTTCATATATTGCTGAATTAGCACCGTGCTCTGCACATTCAACTTTTACACAATAACAACGATTATCTGTTGCTTCTCGTATAAGTTTGTCTGCAAAGTTGAATGCATGTTCTGCAAACTTCTCTGCACCTACGCCGTCAAAAACACGAACTTCTGCAAGTCCTTTATCTTGCAAATCAAACAAATCCATTAGGTGAGGATCTCTGTTGTCTGCGCAAACTTTATGATCAAAATTATCTTCTAACCATGCCTTAAGAGGTTTAAGTCCTCCAAAGTCTACTGCCCAGTTTTTGTTGTCTAGTTTATCACACCCAAATGTAAATGTGAATGCTAGACTGTAACCGTGTAGTAGATGACAGTGTGAATGATCTGCATTAGGTTGGCGGAACACTGCACTAAGTCCAATGTTGTGCCCATAATGTTTTGTTGAATAATGTTTTGCCATTGTTATGTCCTAAATATGATAGGCCAGTTTAGCGGAATATTTTAAGTGGGGCGATGCCTTTGTATCCATCCACTGAACGTATTATACTACGATTAATAACTGATGTCAACCTAATTGAGTATTTCGGTTGCTTTTTGATTTATGAAATCTATGGTAAGTTTAGAGTTTTTAATCATGTTGTTTTTGTTGTGTGTTACAATTTCTTCTAATCCTGCATGATCTGTGCAAGATAACATTTGTTGTATTGCCTTAATTGCAGCTTCCATTCTGTTTTTGTCGTTTGTTTCATCATCGTAACTTTCGTCTATATAATCAGAAAAAGTTTTGTAGCCTCTAGATTTCAATGTATTAAGTGTACCTGGTGTTGAACTAACCACAAACGGATGCAGGTTGTAAATTGCTTTGTAAATTTTTTCAGTTATGAACATAGGATATTTTTCATCTTGTTTGGAAAAATATGTTTCAGGTATAACACTAAATTTACTATCTGTAAATAAGTTATGATCGTATGGATAACCTGGGCAATGATTAGTATTAAAACCTTTATTGTTTCCTATAACAAGATTAACCAATTCATAATCAACATTGTCAGGGGAACCACCAAAGTTTTTAATATTATGTATCATGTTGTTGAGATCTACTGGTTTTTTATAGAATTTTAGATAAGTCCGTGCTGCACCTTTGCATGCTTCCTTTAAAGAAGAATCATCTATGATACAACCTGAATATGTGTTATCTAGCAGCCCGAGTTCAGTAAGTCTCTGTGTTAAAATCAATCTCGAAAATCTACCAATTAATTTTCCATAAACAAAACGATAGTTTTTATTTGCGTTATCACCATTATATGCTTTGTTGTGAGGGTTGCCAAAATACTCATGAAAAAAATATGTTTGTAGTTCATAATAATCTATAGGAATAGTTCTACGGGAAATTTTACGCATATCCATGTGTTCTCTTTGCAGATTAGAATAGATACTAGTAAAATAAATTACTTTTGAATAGTCTACTTTGTTTTTTTCAAAAAAATCAAATGATTCCAGTGATACTCCGGTTTCACAGCTTAAATTTAGTGAATATGTTGTGTCAGGGTGATGTGTTATTTCACCGTTAAGTTTTTGTAGGTACGCAATATCACAAAAAAAGCCAGGCACACTCACTGGTTTAATATTACTTTGCCACAAAGGACTATTAATTAACCAGTGTAGAGATTGATTATATCTTGCATCAACATTAAGAGTATTTAGACTATTACGGAATAACGCCTGCATCTTCATAAGACATTGTCACAATGCCTTCCCGGATAAGTTTTTTACGATTAACTAAGTGCTTTTCTTGTATCTCGTCTTTGCTGCCGCCGAAGTAAGCAACTGCATGTCCTTCTTCCACTAGTATATCTGTTGCCGGGCGCCATGCATCTGATGTATGATGATACACTTGAAAGTCTCCAAGTATTCTACCAAACTTGCCTTTCATGTCTTCGCCATCTTTATTAACTTGTGTTTTTAAAACTGCTGTCTTACCGAGTAATTCTTTTAGTCTTGTTTTGGCTGCCAGTCCAAACTGTTTTTCAATCTTGTCCCTAGTCCTACTTTCGGGCGTGTCTATGCCCATCATTCTTACTCTTTCGTCTTTTAACCAAACACCAAACCCTAAATCTATGTCGACATCTACTGTGTCTCCGTCAACGACTTTTATAATTTTTACTCTATATTCGTACATGTTGTCTCCTTTGTGTACCTGTACGAATATTTATCTATCCCAGATTTTAACTACTCATCGCGATGTTCGGATAACCGAGTCAAAGAATCGAATGCAAATAACGTGTTGTTGACTGCATCTGTGTGTGCAATTTTGTAAACCTGTTTAAATATGTTACTATTTTTTTCTTCTAACGCCCAGTTATATAAAATATCTGTGTAACTATTGTTATAACCTGTAGTTGAAGTGTCACAATATCGTTCCCCAGTTTTAAAATAACCATAGTCATCTTTGAACTTATCTGATAAAATTTTTAATAGTTCTTCTATCAAATTACTGTTTATTGTAGAACTTGGCAAACTTTCAAAAAAATTGTAAATATCTTGGTCAACTGATAAAAATTTATCTAGATAGTTAGCCCATTCTTGTCTGTTTTTAGTTTTTAATTCGGTTTCGATAACATCTTTAAAGATTTTTCTAAAAGCAGGTGCCTGGCTGGACCTCCAGTTCTTTTGATCGCTCCATCCTGTGCTGGTTTCGTTTGCTCTTGTTGTGTATGCTGAACCAAACGTATCTGTTAGTAACTGATCTAAATTATTCAAATTAACCACATGTATTTCTTTGTTGGTTTGACACAACAATGATTGTACTGCTACTAATTCTAATAATTTTCTATTACAGTGATAATCTAAATTAAAATTATATTTCGACACAGCAAAAATGTTTGCTACAAAATGGTAAAACCATTCAGTATTGTCAAACTCTAGCTGGTCCTCAAAACCTGAAAAAAAATCACTCATTGCTAGAATATAAAATGTAAAACCTGTGATGTAGCGATCTAATGGATCTCGGTACAAAAAATACACAGTGTGATCAGCAGGCACCATTTCTGCTACTGTTTTTGGATTGATTACTTGATCATGTTTATAGACTTCCCATGTGCTTTTGTGATGTTCTACAATATCATCTATTGTTGAAGACCCAACTTTAGGATAGGTTAAAATAGTTACTTTAGCATCAATTCCTTTGTATATTATCATAATTATAATCTGCGTAAAACAGATGGTTACCTATAGTGCCTATCTGTTGTAGTTGCCAATTAGGATCTACAGATGTAGCATGATACCACATTGCTCCATTTGTGTTATCCTCTGTTTCTCCTCTGAGTACAGCAGCGGCTATAGTCATTGCCCGCCCCCATGCCCACATGTCTCGGGGTTCGTCACTTCTACCGTCACACCACCAACTAAATTGGCATCTATGTCTTAGGGGTACAATTCTGTCATGCTCTTGTAAAAACCAATCTGATATAGGACCTTGATAGATTACACCACAAATATCATTTGGAAAATTAGGACTGTTTACTCTGTTCAGTACAACCTGAGAAACTGCAACTTGTCCGTCTAACGGTTCGCCTCTGGCCTCGAAATATATGTTTTTTGCTAAACACTCTAGTTCTGCAAAATCTATAGCAGGCGCCGGGTCAGGAAACTCAAATACAATGTTTATAGGCAACGCTGTTTTAGGTTCGTCATGCTGTACAGTAAATAATGAAACAGTGCCATAGACAAACATGATGCCTACGGCAATTCCTAAAGAAAAAATAGACAATTTTCTCATATCATCCCCTAAAGTTATATTCTTTAAAAAACGTGTTATAAGTGTCATGCAAGTTTGATGTCTGTGGTTGCTTGGATATACTGGTCAGCAATTTCTTTCTGTGTAGAGCAGTGTGTAATTACTATGTCTTTATTTATAGAAATGGTATCTGGCAACCCGCTCATAAGCCACGGAACCATACCGACACCTTGAGCACCAGCTGCAAGCACTATAGGTTTAGTAATGTTCAATGAAGAGCTCTCCTCACCCTGATAACGAGCAATCAGTTCTTCGCCTGTTGTGAGTTTGATTGTGATTACTTCGTTTAATTTTATTGATTTTTCTATTAACATAGTGTTTTATACCTATTTTGATCTAAAATTTATACATTTTGAACTGTTTTTTACAAAGTTTATTAAATATATTTGTTGGACAGCACTACGTGAGTCTAGCACAGTTTTTTTGCGTCCCTCTTAGTATACGCTATATAGTTCAGGAGAACTCAATGACTGTACCAACAAACAATTTGCTTGGCGCCAATGCAAATTTATAATAGTAATACCTCTTCTTTTTGTTCAAAAGAGATGTTTAAATCTGTGGCAATATCTCTCATTGCTGCTAATCTATTTTCCTGATTCCTACTGCCGTGAAAATGCAAAATTTTTGCATCTTCGAATTTACAACTGTTAAAACTTTCTACTGCTTCTTTTGAGTATGGCAAATATTGAAATACCAAACTGGGATCTATCAGTGGATTAGGATTTGTATCGCTGTTTTTTTCGTTAGGATACTGACTCCAAAACATGTGGTTGTGTAC